ATACATAAAGCAATGGTCGAGAACGAAGGGTTTGACCCCAAGAGCGATGACTATTATGATGAGTTAGATTCTCGTATTAAGGGCAAGTTCCCTCAAGAATTTAATAACGGTTCCGGCAAAAAACCCGTCCAAAATGTTGCCGGTAATTCGCGCAGTAGAAGTAGAGGACGCAATAAGCAAGTCAAACTCACTCAAAGCCAAGTAGCAATAGCGAAAAAGCTTGGGGTGCCACTAGAAGAATACGCGAAATATGTGAAAACTTAGGAGAAATTGATGTCATCAACTAAAAAAGGTTTTGAGGGCACCAGAACTCCTCGCGCTACAAGCACTAGAGAAAAGACCGAACGGCGTAAGCCTTGGGCACCCACCTCTAGTTTAGATGCACCACCTGCGCCCGAAGGGTACAAACATCGGTGGATTCGATCAGAAGCTCGTGGATTTGTAGATACTAAGAATATTTCTGCAAGACTACGAGAAGGTTATGAGTTGGTACGTGCCGACGAGTACCCTGATTTTGAAGCTCCGGTAGTTGATTCAGGTAAATATGAAGGTGTAATTGGGGTCGGTGGGCTATTGTTAGCTCGTATACCTTTGGAAACCGTCAAAGAAAGAAACGATTATTATCAAGGTCGCGCTAAAGACCTGCAAGATGCGGTAGACCAAGAGTTACAGCGAGAGAACGCCCACAATACAATGACGATCAGCAAACCTGACCGTCAATCTCGTGTAAACTTTGGTGGTCCTCATAAAGAGTGACCCAAACCTTTTAGGAGATTAGTCTTATGGCAAATCAAGAAACTGCCTATGGTCTACGTCCTATTGGTATGGTGGGAAGCGGTTCAAATTCAACTGGTATTACCGAGTATGAATTAGCCAACAACGACACTAACGTCATTTTTAATGGTGAAATTGTTGTTCCACTTGCTACAGGATTTATCGGCCAAGCTGGAGATACTGCGGGCGGTACAACTCAGGCACTAGGTGTGCTTACTGGAGTTATGTACCATGATGCAACTCAAAAGAAGCCTGTGTGGCTTAATTACTGGCCCGGTTCGGGCGGTGTAAGTGTGGACACAAATCATCCTGTCCGTGCTTATGTTGCTGACAACCCTAACCAGTTGTTTCAAGTCGCTTCCGATGCAACTACAACCGATAGAGCAACTGCTCAAGGTTTTGTTTTTGCTAATACGGATTTGGGAACTTCAGCGCGTACAGGCTCCACAGATACAGGGTCTTCTACTTCTCAAATGAGTGTAGCGAATGTCGCAGCAACGGCAACGCTTCCACTGCGTATTGTTGGGATTGTAGATGACGACGCAAACAGGGACTTTACTGCGGCGGGTATACCGTTTGTCGTAAGGTTAAATGCTCACTATAACGCCGGAACGCGTAGTTTTGATTCTCAAACTACTGCGGATTCTACCGGACTTAACTAAGGAGGCTGATTATGACTATTTCTCGCGCTCAATTAGCGAAGGAACTAGAACCCGGCCTGAATGCCTTATTTGGGTTGGAGTATGACAGGTACGAAAACGAAGCATCTGAGATTTTTGAATCAGAAGGCTCTGACAGAGCATTTGAAGAAGAAGTCATGCTTTCCGGTTTCGGAACTGCTCCCGTTAAAACAGAAGGTAGTGCAATAAACTTTGATGACGCGCAGGAGACTTATACTGCACGTTACACAATGGAAACTATTGCTCTAGCTTTCTCTATCACTGAAGAAGCTGTAGAAGACAATCTTTATGATCGTCTAGCGGCCCGATACACTCGTGCATTGGCTCGTTCTATGGCTCAAACCAAGCAAATTAAAGGAGCTACGGTTTTAAACAATGCGTTTTTAACTACTTCTCCGATTGGCGACGGCGCTGCACTTTGTTCAGCCGCTCACCCAAGTTTGTCTGGTAATCAGAGAAATCTGTTAGAAACTCCTGCGGATTTGAATGAAACGTCTCTTGAAGACATTTTGATTCAGATTGCTGGGTTTACTGATGAAAGAGGTTTGAAAATTGCCGTTCGCGGCACTAAGTTGTTGATTCCTAAAGAACTTCAGTTTATTGCTGAAAGAATCATCAATTCAAACCTTCGTCCCGGTTCAGCGGATAATGACATAAACGCAATGAAATCAATGGGAATGCTCCCTGAAGGCGCGGTGGTAAACCACTTCTTCACTGATGCCGATGCGTATTTTGTTAAAACCGACTGTCCAAATGGTTTCAAGCTCTTCAACCGTACTCCGCTGAAAACAGCGATGGAAGGGGACTTTGACACTGGTAACATGAGATTCAAGGCTCGTGAGAGATACGCTTTTGGCGTCTCTGATTGGCGTTGTGTCTATGGCACACCGGGCGCTTAGTAACTTTTAAGTTACACAAAAAGGGCGGCATTATTGTCGCCCTTTTTTTATTGGTTTATACTGCTATTGTTCACTGACTATCGCATCCCGTGATAGACACTAGCCACGACAGGAGAACACTACATGGCTACACATTTTAAAGGCCCGATTCTTTATTCGGCAGCCCAGAAAGGGCTTGAAAATTTAAACATAGGCGTATGGCCTGACCAATGTACTAAGTGGGACGATTTCGTAATGGAATTAGACACTGGCTGGACAGTCGTTAAAGACGCTGGCGCAGATGTTTCCATTGCCGCAGACGTAGCTAATGGCGTGTTGGTCATTACTTCTGCCGCTACCACTGATGACGATGGCGGATCAATCCAAGCTAATGAAATCTTCAGACTTCCTAATGTTCAAGGTGAAATGGTTTACTTTGAAACAAGGATTTATGTAGACACCACATCAGGTTCCGGTGTTGGTCAAATGGACGCTTTTTGGGGACTGTGTGAAAACTTTACCACTAATCCTGAAGCAGGGTTTCTAGTAGCTAATCGTATAGGTTTTCAAATGGATGACGGTAGTTCAAGTCTTCGTTTAATTACTGAAAAAGGTGGCACTGAGAAAGAAACTGTCTTAGCTACTACACATGATTTAGTAGACGGAGCCTACGCAACACTGGGGTTTACCGCCACCAAAGGAAAACTTACGGGCGGAACTGAGGTAGTTCAATTCTATATAAACAAGCAATTAGTTGGCACCCATACCGAGAACGTGCCTACGGAAAACATGACTCCAGCTATTATTTCGGTCAGCGGTGACGCTACTGGAACAAAGAGCATGGGCATTGATTACGTGTTAGCAGCGCAAGATAGAGGTGTTGCTTACAACTTGAGTATCTAATATGGCTACGATAACTCGTAAACGTGCGCGATCAACCGGCGGGAAGTTTAGAGGGGATGACCCCTCTACTCCCGACATTAACGAAGCTTGGGAGGAAACTACCGTGGCTACTAAAAAAGCTCCAGCTAAAAAGGCCGCAGCTAAAAAAACTGCTGCCCCAAAAGCAAAGGCTGGATTACCTCATCCGGCAAGTGCTGAATACAAAGCCATGATTTTGCGTGGCGAAATTAAGGAGTAACCTATGGCAGGATCAGATGTTTTTTCGACCTATGTCTTGTCGTCCACTATTGCTGCTGCTGATCCAAATGGCGTTTGTCTTACGCAATCTACGGGTGGCGCAGCAAATTTAAGCATAGACGGCGCTCTTACGTCCGGTAGTGTTGCTACCTTAGTTCCGGCAAGGAATGCCACAATAACTTCTGGCGGTTCTTCGGAAACGGGTAAAACTTTTACGTTTACTGGCACAGATGTTAGCGGCAACGCTGTAACTGAGGCTATTAGTGGTCCCGGTACTTCAGCGACCGTTAGCACCACCAAAGTATTTAAGACTATTACTCAGATTGCAGTAGACGCTGCTTTAACGGGAGATGTAACAGTAGGAAGCGGTACGACAGTTTCCGAAACTATTTTTGCCGGTAGAACACGTATTCGGGGCATTTATTTTGTAAATACAAATAGCTCTGGGCCACTGGCTTTCCATAATGGAAACAACGGAAACAATGTAATGACATTGCAAACCACGGGCACTCAAAATACGTCAGATTATCCCGATATTCCCGACGAAGGGTTGTTGTGTCCTGATGGGGCTTTTGTCAACTTTGCCGCTGCCGACGTTTTTGCTGTAACGGTATTTTTTAATTAATGGCTACTACGAAGAACGTAGAACGATTGCCCAGTGGTAGATTGAAATACCGTGGTGAAACTTTTGCCGGATATAACAAGCCTAAAAGAAGCGTTAAAGGGGCTAAAAAATCGGCGGTGTTAGCTAAAAAAGGAACAGAAGTAAAGCTAGTGCGTTTTGGTGATGCCAATATGACCATTAAAAAAAGTCAACCCGGACGGCGCAAGAATTTTAGAGCCAGACATAATTGCGACACGGCAAAAGATAAATTTACGGCACGTTATTGGTCTTGCAAAGCATGGTAAACAACACGGAAGAAGCAATAGTAAAAGAGATTAGGGCTTGGTCTAAAGAGTCTTTAGAAAAGATAAACCCTAATTTTGGAGATTTACCGCCCTGCCCGTATGCAGAAAACGCATGGGAAACGGATCGGGTAGGTATTTCTTTTAAACAAACTTCTTCTTGGCAAGATTTAACGACTATTGTGTCAACGTGGGACGATAAATACGATCTGACCGTATTGGTAGATTTAAATTATATTAAAGATCGTGAAACATTTTATCAGCACATAGATGGTTTAAACGAAGCAATCGCGCAAGGAATCTTGATAGATAAGGATATTTGGTTAATGTCTTATCATCCTGATGACGAGCCTAATGAGTTAGTTCATACAGATGAAACTTTTGAGGCAGCGATTGATACGGATTATGCAATGGTCTTTATACAACGATTGAGTAAATTGCATGAAGCAGCAGAAAAGTTAAAGAAAACAGGCTATTACAAGGAGTATGAACAACAATTTGGCCTAATGGATATGCTCAGAGTACGTGAAACTTATTACCGGAGGCTTAAAAATGGCACGTAAAAAACAAGGTTATAACGCACGATTAGACGAATCCCTTGGCTCAAGAAACAAAGGGAAAAAATCTCAAAGCTTAAAATCTCGACGAGATGAAAGCAAAGGGACTGAAAAAGCTATGGGAAAACGGGCTTATTCTGCTGTTTCTACGATGGATAAAGGAAACCGTAAGATGAAGCAAGCCAAACCTAAAAGAGTGGTTAACTTAGGTAATGGTGGACCTGTAGGCGGCAGAACTACTTCCTCGTCCTCTGCGGATTTAACTTCTCAGCACAAGCGCATGGCAATGGGCGAAAAAGTCCCGCAGGGTAAATCTCCTGTCAGAATGCGAGGCGGCGGTGCAGTTAAGAAAATGAAAAGAGTTAGAGGTCCCCGTGGCTAATGGCAACTTCTGAGTCCAGTAATTTTGAACTTGACGTAGCGGATTACGTCGAGGAAGCCTTTGAGCGATGCGGTAGAACTGTCCGTACTGGTTACGACATGAAAACCGCTAAACGCTCATTGAACCTTTTATTAGCGGAATGGGCTAATAGAGGTTTAAATCAATGGACAATAAATGAAACTGTTTTAGATTTAGCAGCTAACATTCGGGTGTATCCGGGTGGGACGTTGAACATGGCGGTGGCCGCTACAGCCAATTTTTCTATTGGAGAAACTTTGACGGGGGGTACTAGCGGAGCAACGTGTCAAGTTACTAGCATCCCCGGAGCTACCAGCTTTGCGATTACCTTACCGACGGGTACGTTTTCTAATGGTGAAAACATAACGGGCGGCACTACAGGCACAGTAACTACGTTGTCTGCGGCCATTGATTTTACGGACGTAAGAAGCACTATTGATTTTTTAAGCGCAGTGGTTCGCAGAGATAACACGGACTATTCTATACCACGAGTAAGTCGGGATGATTATTTAACTATTCCCAATAAAACTACTACAGGTCGAGTGGATCAGTTTTTTCTTAATCGTTTAATTACTCCGCAGTTAGAAGTGTGGCCTACGCCTAGCAACAACACTGACAAACTTGTATATAACCGTTTAACACGCATCCAAGACGCGGATACTTTTACCAACACAATGGAAGTACCTTTTCGGTTTTACCCTTGTCTTGCCGCAGGGTTGGCTTACTATTTATCGTTAAAAATAGCGCCCGATCGCACTACGATGTTAAAAACTTTGTATGAAGAAGAATTTATTGTAGCGGCAACAGAAGACAGAGATAGAGCGTCGTTCACTATTCAGCCTTCTATTGCTTACGCGAGGCCCATTTAATGGCTAAGTTTGCGGCTGGAAAATATGCGCTAGGCGTATCTGACCGCTCTGGCTTTGTGTACAAGCTAAATGACATGAGATTGGAATGGACTGGATCTTTAGTCGGTCCTGAAGAATGGGAAAAAAAACAACCTCAACTTGATCCTCGAAAACATATCAGTGATCCGCAAGCGTTGAAGAATCCACGGCCAACCACGCCAATGGTTTTGTCGATTTATGTAGGGGTTCCTTTGGTTGAAAACCCTAATCTAAGAAACCTAACCGCTTTTGGGTTTGTGGGCGATGTGACGGTCACTACCGTCGAAAGTGGCGTTACGGTTAATTTGACAGGAGTTTCTGCCGCAAGTGCGGTAGGTTCGGTTAGTGCTGCGCCAATTACTGTTTTTGCGGTTACCGTAGTTAATCCGGGGTCTGGCAATAAATATTACATAGATAGTGTACAACAAGCGACATTGACCTTGAACGAAGGATCTATATATAGGTTTGATCAATCGGATTCTTCTAATGGTTCTCCGACTCACCCGTTGCGTTTCTCAACAATAAGCGACGGTACTTGGGGAGGAGGTTCTGAGTACACAACAGGTGTCACAACTAACGGGACGCCGGGGACTGCTGGTGCTTATACCCAAATAGAGGTAGCGATCGGTGCGCCTACTTTATACTATTATTGTTCTAATCACTCAGGTATGGGAGGACAGGCAAATACGCCTTAATGCTTATGGCTAAAAAAGGATTATACGCGAACATTAATGCTAGAAAGAAAGCGGGGACTAGTCGTACCAAAAAGAAAAGTACAATCAGCCCTAAAGCTTACAAAAATATGCAAAAAGGGTTTCCTAAGAAGAAAAAATAATGGCATTTACATACGATCAGTTAAAGACAGCGATACAGGATTACACACAAAACACGGAAACGTCTTTTGTGACTAATCTGCCCGTGTTTATACGGTCGGCTGAAGAACGTATATTGAAAACAGTGCAACTGACCTTGTTTCGTAAAAACAGCACGGGAAACATGACGGCCAGTGACGAGTATTTAATTCAACCGACTGATTTTCTTGCGCCTTTTTCTTTATCTTTTACTGATTCCAATAACAATAAACAGTTTTGTGACTTTAAAAGCGTAAACTTTATACAAGAATTTAACCCAGATCGCTCTGTTACAGGAGAGCCGCGTTATTACGCTAATTTTGACATTAATTCTTTTATTCTTGGGCCAACGCCTAA